TTATTGATGGTCAACGATATAAGATAACCGTTTACAACTGGCCTTCACCCATTTGGGGTTGGCAACAGTGACATTGATGGAATCCTCCAATAAATTGAACACGGGAACCCAAAACTTCCCGGTAGATTCCATGCAGATGTCCAGGCAATTGTTGTCCAGCAGCCAGCGTTTAAACTGCAGGATGGAGTTGTTAAAGGTAGAGAAGCGTTTCTTCTCATAGTGGGGTGTAATTCCTTCGGATGTAATGAAGGTGGCGACGAAAAATCTTTTATGGATATCTACGCCACAGCAAATTGGGTAAACGACTTTCATACTACTGCCTCCTCTTAAAGAAATGGTGTGGAGAAGGCAGTGACTGGACTGACACACATTTGGTTCATTAGTTCATTTGGAACCGTTGTATAATCAAACTCTAAGAGATATAAACCTAACTTATTTTTAATTATTAGGGCGGGTTCTGATTATGTTCATGACAGTGAAAGCCATATAAAAGAGAAAGTAGTTCTTTTTGATTTTTGGAACCCGTTTTAGCGAGAATGTTGGATATATTACGGTCTTCTGAATAAATCATTTAAATTATGTCATTATTTTACATAAAATGACACAATATTCCTCCCAATATATGTAAAGTGCTTATAACGTACGAAAACCGCTACATTAGTAGCAGTTTTCGTATTTTAGTTTATATTTATAAAAACTATTATTTCGTCAGTAGGCCATTTCCAATTGAAGAACATCTATCTTTTCTTTAATATGCCCCAGTGTATCTAATAATCCAAGTTCTATTAACACTAATTCCTGAAAACTTTCATTTCCCAAATTATTTCTCCTATTAATTTTGAAGGATTTCATATAATCTTTAGGATATGGACGTCTGCCCAATATCAATTATTATTTCTGGCGTATTTATTATTTTAATATCCTCATTAATCCGGCTTTCATGAGGATCTTTCCATTGCCTACGGCCAACTCATTAAAGCGAGCTAGCTCCTACTCCCTCCCTTCCTATTTTGATTTTCTGCCTATATGAGTATGCAGATCAGTTACTATCCCTATTATGCGAATTTCATTAGCACGAAAAGTCAGTGGTTTATAGCTTGAGTTATCAGGGATAAGTGTGATTTCATCATTGGCGGTAGTATATCTACGGATCAGCAATTCGGTATTTCCGGGAACCTGGGCAACTACAATCTCTCCGTCCAGGGGAGAATCGTCTTCTTCAATAAGCACATTAGTCCCTATTAATATTTGACTACCCGACATGCTGTTATCAATTGCTTTAAAGCCTTTTGTATAAATACTATCCGTAGGAACCAGCTGAGTTCCAATGATATTCTCCGGGGCAAAGATTTCCTCCTTTTTTCTTGGTATCAAGTTATAAATATTGATCTCTTTTCGTCCCTCCACCGGAAAAACAGCATTTATTGCTTCGGTGTCACTTGATACTTCAACATATATATTTGGAGTTTCTTTAAGGCCAAGAAGATAATCTGATGTAACATCATAATACTCTGCGAGTGCCTGTAATATCTCATTATCGGGTTCACTTCTTCCCGTCTCGTAATGAGAATATCTGGCTCGAGATATTCCGATAGCAGTAGCTACTTCTTCTTGAGTAATTTTACCTCTTAGGCTTGCCAGTTTTCTCCCAAAAGCCTGATTACCAGCCATCAATACCACTCCATTTCATATTAAATTATCTGATACAAAATTTATCAATGCAATAAATGATAAAAATTGTATCTACAATTCTTGACGATACAAATGGTAACGGATATAATCCAATTAAACAGACTGATACAATACGTATCGCATGGAGGTGATTAAAATTGAAACATATTATATGTATCTTTTAGAGACCTATTTTCTAATATTTTTTTATCTGATCATGATACGGAAGGTATCGAAAATACTATTGTGACTACTGAAAACAGTCTTATCCTCACTGGCACCGACGGATAACCATTATTTCAAAAACTGGATGAGAAGAAAAAGTAAAAAAAGGCAATGAATCTAAAAAGAAGCTAGTTTGTGAATAAGGCGAAAAAAGCACAAGAAAAGCAGGTTTCCAATGCATCGAATAAATCTTCATAAATTTGAATAATCCAAATAACGAGAGGCGATGTATCAATAATAATAGTAACCCAATGTCAGTGAGCAGGGTATTCTTTTGTTTGAATAACCCCAACTACGATTATGTATTCACAAAGATCAGAAGGATAATGTTTAATAAATATAATATTTTTCTGAGTTTATTAAGCAGGCAAAAACATTTTTAGGCTCAAACAAACCGTTTAAAGATTATTTGGATGGCGGAAAGGTGGGGAATATGGATGTTAGCCGATTTAAAAACGATGACTATACCGGATGAGTATTTATCGTCTTTTGAGCCTTTGCCGACCGGAGTTGTTCAAATCGGGGGGGTAGAGGAACTGAAATGCAACAGATGGCTCCAACGTATTGGCATTAAAAGCAATCGACCTTCTCAGCCGAATAAAGCGTACATATGTTCAGAAGGATGACAGGGCAGAAACCGATATTATTTGCTTACTCAAGAATATAGATCTGCTGGTCATTGATGAAATCGGCTTGGAAAAAACCACCGAATGGGTAACATCCAAATTCTATGAGATTGTTGATTACCGACATTCCAGGCGATCTACCATTTATACAACTAACCTCACTGGTGGACAAATGCGGGATAAAGAGGGGATGGCTCTGGTATCAAGGATTTGGGGCTCAAAGTTACATTTTGAATTAGAGGGGAAGGATTGGAGAATATACAGAAATAGTGGATGGTGAAATGCCTGTAATTATAAAAAAAGCCTATACCAGTGGCATATTTTAGGAATTATACCCGCGAGCTTTCTTAAGAGCAAATTATTGAATATAAATGCAAGGATACTGAGAGAATAAAGGCTGAACCAAATGGTTTATATAAATAGTTGCAATTGTACCGGGAACGGAAAAGGTGGGAATAAAGGCAGAAAATATGGGGGGGAGACCAGGTTGAGTGAGGTGAAGAAAAAAGGAAATTTATGGTATAAGGCAACGGAGAAGTTACTTTATACATATAGAAGCTTCCCGATCAGAATCATGGCGCTACGGCAGCAAATTGAAATGGTCCGCCAAGAATTGGAGCCTAATATTGTCAGAAGTTATGAAATTCATGCTGGCAAAACTACTTCCAATTTATCACCGCTTGAGGCGGCCGTTATAAACCGTATAGAGGGTGATACGGTTCAGAAACTTGAGCAAAAAATTAATAACTTAGAAAATCTAAAAAAAGTAGTCGAGGTTTCGATTGAAACTATGCTTAATAGTGAGCAGCGCCAGCTGGTGAATATGAAATACTATCAACATCTTACTTGGCAGCAAATCTGTATCGAGCTGGCAATCAATAAAAATACTTTTTATGATCGTAAGAATGACATCGTGGAAATCCTAGCTTGGTGTTTTGGATACCTACCTGACGACCAAGTCGAAGAGGTATTAGGGTTATTTATGGATAAAGCTTTATGGCAGCAGAAAAGCAAGGTTGGATAGATACCTTGGAACTTGTCCGGCCCGTATATTTGAGCTTAATAAATGCTTTTTGTTTTCCCATTATCTCTTAATTAAGTAGTAGCCATTCATTACAGCAATGCTCGGTTATAAGAAATATCCGGGAAAAAATAAGGAAAAACTCAGGAAGCACTAACCGGAATTGTGCTTTATAATTATATCATCTCAAAGCTTCGGAAGACCGGGGCTTATTTTATTTAAACATTTTGTTATGCAATTAATATGCATGAAGTATTGGCATTTTAGCGAGGTGAGAAATTATAGTAAATGTGATAAGCAGAGTCAGACAAGCCCGGTATAGAAGGTTTAAAAGCAGCACCTTGGCAAATCCAGAAGATTGGCTAATTGAAATGTTTGGCAGACCGCCTCCGGACGGCTAATTACCATCCATATGCAAGAATATAGGGAATAGAAAAAAGATTGAATTTTGCCAAGAACGTAATATATTAGAAAGCCAGGAAGTTTTAGGCCGGGCCAAGTAGCGGTTGGAAATTGAAATGGATGGTATCGCTGACGGTATCATGGGTCGTTATCCAAAGGGGGAATAACATTGTGCTATCAAGCCAGATAGAACAAGCACTGAATACTCTAGTTACAAGGTTAAATGAAATTCAATTAGACGGTCTGGCGGCGTTTGAGACCGTAGCCTTGGCTATGCCCGCGGTAATGGATGTAACATACATGCCCGCGGCTTATGTATTGCTGGACAATGACCAGGTGAAGATGGAAAACCAGTATCTTGAGATGCATACTCTGACAGTTATAATTTCCGTCTTTCAGATAGAGGACGGCACTACCGGCTTAACTCTTTCTGGAGCGGTATATGATGCCCTGGTATCGGAACGCACCTTAGGCGAAAAATGCGGATCCTTGGTAGTAAAAAAAGTCAATTACGTTCGAACTACCCTGGATACCGAAATTGTTATTAGGGCGGAAATAACATTGGAATTTGCTATAAGATACGCGCCAGGTAAGCCAGCGGAAGCAATGCTAATGCAAGAGATTAATGTAAAGGAGGAGGTCACTTAATGACGAAGACCAACGAGCGGGAGGCTCAAGTTACTCAGATCCAGGAGACAACAAAATATCACCGCGAAGAGCTTCTGGCAAATGCCGAGGCTCTTTTCAATGTCAAGCCGGAAGTCTTGCTGGGTGCACTTAATGGATATGAACAGCAGGAATTAAGCGTTGAAGAAATGAGAAAAGTCCTTGATGACTTTCTGAAAAGGAGAGTGAAGTAAAGTGGCAGGAGGAAGCTGGTCAGCAACGGAGATACCGGTATTACCCGGTCTATATATGAATTTTAAGGCCGCTGCCCTGGCGGCTATTCAAGCAGGGGCCCGGGGAACGGTGGCTATTCCCGTTAAGGCTCACTGGGGTCCTGAAAAGCAATTTGTGGATATTACCAGTGAAGCGATGATAACCGAAATATTTACGAACGATATTACTAATGGCGCAACTGCTTATACGTCCCTGTACTTTGCCATATTAGGCGGTGCCAGTAAAATTCTGGCTTACCGGCTGACAGATAGCGGTGTTGCGAAGGCGACTACTACCCTGGTAGATACCGGTACAGCTCCAGGTGTAAACGTACTGCGTTTGGATGGTAAATATAAAGGCACCCGGGGGAATAACTTCAAGGTTACGGTACAGGTTAACCCTATCGATTCTTTGAAAAAAGACATTAAGCTCTATGAAGGGACAACCCTGTTAAGAACATTTACCTTAACCAGTGGCACCATTGATGCCGCAATAAGCACCATTAATAACGATTCCGCTAATGTGTGGATTACCGCTACTAAACTGGCGGAAGGGTCCGGTGTACTTAATAATATATCCGGCCAGACATTTACCGGCGGCGATTCGGGCATAGACGGAGTCGTAGCCCAAGATTATACGGACTGGATGGCGGCTTTAGAAACGCAGCAATTTAACCTGTTGGCGCTAGACGGTATTTACGATGGTGCTATTCATACTTCAGTGTCGGCATGGATAAAGAGAATACGCGAAGAGGGTAAATGTATTATTGGTGTATTTGGCGGTTCGGCTTCGGGTGATATCGCAGCAGATGCAGTTGCTCAGGCAATGGCTCGAGCTGCCGGCTTTAATCATGAAGGAATAGTCTCAGTGGGTACCGGCGTTGTACTCGATGGGACAACCTACAGCTCAGCCCAAGTAGCTTGCTATGTAGCCGGTTTGATCGGAGGTCAAAAACTTTCGGAATCGATTACTTATGCAGCTACACCTTTTGATGACGTGACCAGACGCTGGACAAAATCGGAAATGGAACAGGCGGTCACCGGGGGCGTTTACCTGTTTTTCCATGATGGGAGCATAGTAAAGGGCTTAAGAGGCATGAATACTCTGATTACCTTGCAACAGGGCCAGAATAATTCCTGGAAGAAAGTTAGGGCCATCCGGGTAATGGATGCAATTAACATCGACTTGCAGGGTACAGCAGAAGCCAATTATATTGGCAAAGTAAACAACACTGCGGAAGGTCGGGCATCTCTTATCGGCGCATTTAAACAGTATATGCAACTCCTGGCTATGGATGGGGTAATTGAAGCAGATGGATGGGACGTATATTTGGATCCGTCTTATTATGGTACTAATGCAACGGTTACTCCGGAGCCTGACCAGGTTTTCACTAAATGGAATGCCCGACTTACGGATGTGATGGAGCAGATTTTCGGAACATTTTTGGTTCACTAGGAGCGAACGGTTGCTCCTTATTAAGAAAGAGAGGTGTTATAAGTGGCAGGCATTGATGAGACTCGGGTTATCAACGGCACTTTCGGATCGGTGTATTTGGACGGCCAGTGGCTGACCAGCTTCACAAAATTTGAGGCCAGCGATGAGTACGATTGGACTGAACTAAAGCTATCCGGCGACAGACGTACCAAACATAAGTTGGTGGGAATCAAGGGAAGCGGTACAATAAGCGGCTATAAAGTAACCAGTGAACTACAAAAGGCTCTTGTTACAAATCCGCTGGCTCAGTTCCAGTTGATATCAAAGTTGGATGACCCGGAAGCATATGGCGCTGAAAGAATTCGCCTCAGTAAGGTGAAGTTCAGTAAAAATCCACTTGTTAACTGGAAAACCGGTGAAATTATCGAGGAAGAATGGTCTTTTGTCTATGATGATGAACCGGAATTCGTTGATGTGATTACGGCAAGTTAGGAGGGTCCCGATGGATTATAAGGACATGACTGATGAGCAGATATTACAGCGGTTGCTCGAAACTGATGCGGTGCCCCAGAGGACAATTACCCTTCCACGCCTGGGCATACCGGTTACACTAAAAGGTTTGACCGGCAAGCAGGTATTTAACCTGCGCGAACGGTCCACCAATCACTGGAATGATAAAAAAGGCCGGGAAAAAGAAAGACTGGATGAAGAGGCCTTCAACGTGGGATTAATTACTCTGGCTACCGTAAAACCCAACTGGGGAGATCCTAAATTGGCTGATAAATATTCAGCCAGCGGTCCGGAGGAAGTAGTAAAACGTTTATTGTTGGCCGGGGAATTGTCGTCATTGGGTGATGTGGTACTCGACCTATCAGGGTTTAATTTGGAATTGGATGAAGTAAAAAACGGATAGTTGCCGGGGGAATGGTGACGGTACTATATAATCTGTTTACCCGTCACCATATCCGTCCCGGGGAATTCTGGAATATGCCCCAGGGCGAGCAGTTGTGTTTAATGGCATTTTCTGAGTTTGAAATCGAAGAACGGAATCATGCGCTTAAGGAGGTTGGCCAATGTGGCAAGTAGTAGTTATAAAATAGATATAATGCTGACCTTACACGACAAAATGACTAGAGCTCTGGAGAAGATTGACAGCCAGGCAAAACGGCTGGAATCTACCACCCAAAGACTTAACAAAGCCACAGTCAGCCCTACGTTAAAGCTCAATGATCGTATATCCGGACCGCTAAAAACAATTGAGGGAAAATTAAAGGGCCTTGGAACCATGGCAAAAGTAGGAATAGGAAAAACCTTGGCGGGTGCAGGAGCCTTTGTGAAAAGTTCATTTTCTAAGGCTATGGATTTCGAATCTCAGATGTCATCGATTAATGCATCGAGTGCCATAGAACAATTCTGTGGAGCAATGGAAACCCTGCAAATATCGGCATTATTGCCGACACTACCACTTATAAGGGACCTGGCTCTGGCCATGGCAGACTTGGTTGAGAAATACACTCCCAACATAACTACTGCATTTCAGAATGCAACGGAAAAGGTAAGAGCTTTTATTGAATCTCTTTCAAAAAATGAAGCTTTTCAGAAAATGGATTGGAGCGACAAGATAGTATTGATCCTGGATAGTATTATGAAGGCCATGGACGGATGGGTGTCCGGTCAGGGTGGTCAGAAAGTCCAAGAGATATTTGTCAAACTGGCCGAGATAGCGGTAAAGGCCTGGATGACAGTTCTGAAGAATCTGCTTAAAGGAGGGCTTCAATCACTTGCCAATGGTAATATTGCCGGGGGAGTAGGTCAATTATTTATTGCAAATATGCTTACCGGTGGACTAGCGGGGTCAGCAGCTTTAGCCGGCGGCGCAATCCTGAAAAAAGGCGGGGGAGCAGTATTAAATAAGTTAACCGGGAAGTCGGTGACTAGTTCAGCAGCAGAAGCGGTAAACGCAGTAAGTAGAACTGCACAAGCTGGAAGTAAGGCGCCCTATACTACCAAGGGTTATAAGGCAATGGATGAAAGTATGACCATAATGAGGCGGGCTCAAGTTGTTAAGCCGGTATTAAGAGCCGTTGAACCGGTTGGAGATTCCCTGTCATTATTGCAGAAAGCGATGAGAGCCACTCCCGCTGATGAAACATTGTCCATGATGGCCGAGGCTCAAAATACGGCAAAAGCTGTAACCACACCCGCATCCGGTAAAGTTTCATGGTTAAGTCGAGCTAAATCTTTCTTTACACGGAAGCCAGTAATGGATGAAGGCTTGAGTATTATGCGGGAGGCCCAGGGCAAAGGATATGGATTTAAAATGCCATCAATATTTAGTCCCATATTAAATACTGCTAATTCTAGCGTATCAGAAACAAATGTTCCGGCTGCAAAAGCCGTAATTACACCTGCAAATGAGAATGCATCTGTATTAACAAAGGTGGCCGGAAGGCTCACGCCTGTGCTTAAGGTTGCAGGTAAATTAGCGATGCCTTTGGAAGTTGCCGGTGAAGCTATAGAAGTGGCTAAAGCAAAGGATAAGACCCGCGCTTTAATAGAAGGCGGAGCTGGCCTGGCAGGTGGGTGGGCAGGGACTGAACTGGGGGCTGCCATCGGAACGGCTTTACTTCCCGGGATAGGTACCGTAATTGGCGGTTTGGTAGGTGGGGTCGCAGGACACTTCGTTGCCAAAAAGAAAGCTCATGAGAATTATGATGTAGCTAGGAAACCCGAGAAAATGAATGAAGCTGCTCAAGGCGCAGCGGATAAAATGGGTCAAATCGGTCAGGTATGGGTTGATGAGCAAGGAAGAATTACAACCAGCAATGGATTTGTTATTAACTCTCAGAATGACCTTATGCAATCCTTTACCACATTATCCCAGGCGGTGGATTTTGCCAGTGCGAAGCTAATTGCCATGTCGGGAATCATATCCGCAGTTGCTTCTCCCGGAGTAGGTGACTTTAAGATAATGGAATACGGATATGTAAAGGGCGGTATTCTTACCCGCCCACATCTTGGTCTAGTAGCCGAGGCTGGTCCGGAAGCAATAATTCCTTTATCATCCCGTATGCGCAGCCGGGCGCCGGATTTGTGGCAGGAAACAGGCAGGCAACTTGGTATAAGGCCTTATGCAGACGGTGGTTTTGTTGGCCTTATTGATAACACCCAAGAAAGTAGTGGAGGAGTTAATTTAAACGTACAGATTCCCGGGATAAGTGTTCAGGTTGGCGGTTCAAGGGACATTGATTATGATGCCCTGGCCGCAGAAGTAGGATGGCGAATAGTCAACCCGATAATAAAAACACTTGAGAATACTGCCTAAGGCAGGTGAATAAGATGGACATCATGCTGATAGACCCGGCTGGGCCTCAACTGAGATTCCCAGTTAACCCGCCGGAAATTAAAGTTAATCGCGAAATGCTGTATGAAACGGTAAAAATAATAAGCCTGGGGGAAATTGATTTTCCATACGGACAGAAGGTAAGGGAGATTACCTTCTCTTCTTTTTTTCCGGCTGAATATGATGCTAGTTATTGCTGCTGTTCTGATATACCGGATCCTCAACAGGCAATGAACCAGTTAACCGCCTGGGCCAACGGACATAAACCAGTAAGGATAATAATATCCGATACTATTATAAATTTCCTGGTGCTGGTATCTGCAAGCAATAGCACCTTTAAAGGCGGTGAGCCGGGCGATGTATACTTTGACATTAATCTGCGTACATGGCGAGATGTAAAGGTCAGGACATCAGCGGAAACTGTGACTACATCTCTGGGTTCTGATAATGTGGCAACCATAACGCCTGCTAACAGGCCCGATGTAAAACCGGTATCTAAAACCTATACGGTAAAACCGGGTGACAGTCTTTTCAAAATAGCAAAAATGGAACTGGGCAGCGGCTCAAAATGGCAAGAGATATATGATGCAAACGTAGTGACTATTGGAAATAAACCCGAGCTGATTCAGCCGGGTATGAAGTTGGTGCTGCCATGATAAGTCCGGGAAACAACAAATATGAAGTGGTTTTGGACAACAAGTATTATCTTCGGGAGATCGTTGAGGATATAACCCTGGAAGAAAGTCTGGATGAAATAGCATATCGTGCAACGGTTAAGATGGCAATAACTCCGGATTTCCCCGGAATTGCACCCGGCCAGGAAGCCCGGGTGTCTGGAATAAGGTTCGGGGAAACCCATATGATGCCCTTGTTGCATCCAGGGGTTGTCTGGGAATGTAACAGTGAAACCCAGGGGCAGAAGCATTTGACTGCGACAATATATGATAAAACCATCTATATTGCAAAGTCAGAGGATGAATACCTACTCCCGGCCGGACAGACAGCTACCCAGCGTCTTAAACAATATGCGGCCGATTGGGGCATAACCTTAAGCCAGATTGCTGATACGGGTGTTCCTTTGGCGAAAGCTGTATACCGGGCGCGGCCGATTTGGAACATGATAATGGCTGACCTCAAGGAAACGGCTAAAAAAGGCGGCGAAATGTATAGGGCTCGTATGACTCCCAGTGGGTTGGATCTTGTGAAGTTGGGAGACAACCAGACTATTTGGGTACTAGAGATGAACCAGAATATCCAATCGCTAGGACAAAATAGAACTCTAGAGGGGTCAATAACCCAGGTTAAGGTGATGGGAAACGCCAGCGAGGATGCGCGCAGTCCGGTACTGGCTCTGGTTAAAGGTGAAACCGAGAAATACGGCACCTTGCAGAAGGTTCTTGCCGATGAAAAAATAACCAATGCTGATCAGGCTAAAACGGAAGGTGAAAGATTCCTGTCTGGTATTCAGGAAACATTTACGGTGCAGGGAATAGATATTAATACCATTAGAGCTGGTGACAAGATGCAATTGAACGGTGGTGAAGTATTAGTTATGTCAGTGCGTCATAAGCTGGGCGATCCTGGTGAGATGACAATGGAATTAACCTGGCCTGATTATATAAGGAGGCGTTGCTATGCCTGACCATTTTAAGAAACTGGCTAACGTTTTTGATAAGCGCATGGCCGGTCACGTTACCGGTGGAACAATGGGAATGTCCTGCGTGCTGGGAACTATGACCGCTACAGGTGTTTTGCTAGATGACTTTAAACATGAGATAAAGGATCCGCTATATGCGGACTGGACTGTTAAGCTAACTATTCCCTTGGGATCTAGAATAGTTGCAGCGGCAGCTCCGGTGACCGCGCAAGGAGAAGATATCCCCAACGTTACTGCATTTACCTTAACACGAATGGACTTTGCCAACCAAGATGATGATGGCGTCGGCGGAGCCAACGATATCATGCGGGTGAATGTAGAATTAAAATCTCGTTTAAAAGAAGGAAACCGTATACTTGCTATTCCTGTAAACGGAGGTCAGGAGTGTGTGATTATTTGCAAGGTGGTGAGTTGAAGAAATGCCAAACATCTTCCCAACTGAATCAACTACTACAACCCAAGCTCGGAACCAACAAGTCAAGTTTGGAAAAGGCTGGCGTTTTGATTTTGAGGCTGGAGAATTCGTACTGACTCCTACGGGGAAGGTGGCGCCGGCCAATGAACTGGAGGCGTATATGCAATGGTGCGAGAAGGCCCTGCGTACACCACGGTACCGGCATATGATTTATTCCCGGAATTATGGGAGTGAGTTTGATGACCTTATAGGACGCGGCTATCCCAAGGCAATAGTGGAGAGCGAAATAACCCGTATTGTGACTGAGACTCTCATGACGGATCCACGCACTGGATCTATCCAAAACTCTTCTTTTTCGTGGGGAAATGATGGGGTTTATTTTTCTTGTGATGTCTATACGATTAATACTGAAATAGTCAGTACAGGACTAAAGGTGGTGGTATAAATGACGTTGCCGACTTTTCTGCAGCAAGAAACCGAAGATATAATCTTAGCCAGAATGCTTGCCCGGGTTCCTGATGATTTGGATAAATCAGAGGGTAGTTATATTTATGATGCGCTAGCAGCGGCAAGCCCTGAAGTTGCCCAGATCAAAATTGAAATGGGCAATTACCTTAATCGAGGATTTGCTTTAACCACTTTTGGAGAATATCTGGACCTTCGCTGTGCCGAAAAAGGTATCAGTCGGATTGCGGCAGTCAAGGCTACTGGCGAGGTAACTTTTACAGGTACGCCGCTGGTGGTGATTCCTGCTGGTACAGTTGTGGCAACGCCAGCAGACCTGGTATCAAATACTATTTCGGTAGAGTACGTAACCGCCGAAGAAAAGATTATAGGGCCTGGAGGCACAGTAAATGCTCCTATACAAGCGAGAATATCGGGTACAGGGGGAAATATCAATATCCCAGGTGTAATTTCTATTCTGACCACTCCAATATCCGGGATAGCATCAGTTACAAATGCATCTACGATCACGGGTGGTATGGATATTGAAAGTGATGCGGCTTTATTGGAAAGGTATTTAATTAAGGTGCAAGAACCGGGAACAAGTGGGAATAAGGCCGATTATCGCATATGGGCGGGAGAGGTCGCTGGCGTTGGTAATGCTGTTGTCACACCCTTATGGAATGGCCGCGGTACTGTAAAAGTATATCTGCTCGGGATAGACAAAACACCAGCTTCTGCTGATGTTGTGGAAGATGCTCAGGCATATATTGATCCGAATCCCGGTCAGGGAGAAGGTAAGGCTCCGATAGGCGCTACCGTTACAATTGTGGCTGCTACAGGAATTGATATTAATATAACAGCCACTGTGACTTTGATAGGGAGTAAAACATTAGCGGAAGTTAAAACGACCTTTGAAGCGGCCCTGGTAAAATATTTGGCAGAACTTGCATTCTCTGATGATCCTACGGTGAGATTCGTTAGGATTGGCTCGCTGCTGCTGGATACGGTCGGAGTCCAAGATTATTCTAACCTTTTAGTTAATATGGGTACAGGCAATATTGTTATAAATACCGGGGAAGTTGGGGTTAAAGGTACGGTGACATTATCATGAGTGATTTATTAACTTCGCCCGAGGGACAGCGGATGTTAAGTAACTGCCCTGAGTACTACGGAACTTCTCGAATATTTAAGGCGTACTTGCAAACGATCGGGTTGGAATTGGATGCTTCTACGACTGGAGTTGGTACCATTCTGGATGCCTTCTTCGTAAAAACTGCTCCGGAGTGGAGTTTGTCAATTTGGGAACGGGAATTAGCAATAATTCCGGGCTTCTATGATACTGTTAATTTGCGCAGAGCCATGATACTAGCGAAGCTGGCTGGAACGCCAACAATGACACTTGAGCAAATGAAGCGGATTGTTAATCAATTCGTCCATGAGCAGACCGCTACAGTCGAGAATATTCCAAATGAATATGTTTTTAAAATAATTATACCTGTTGATGATGTCCCTTGGTTCACTCCAATGAATGAAGCCGTAGAAGAATATAAACCGGCACACCTGGAGAGTCTGCCGGTCCTCCGGGCAATCTACCAGGGCAGTGAGAGTTTGGAGGCCAGGGCTATTTTTATTTCAGCAATAAATATCTGTGGTAATCGCAGCTTATTGTGGGATGGAACATGTTTTTTCGATGGGAGCCAGAATTTCACAGGTTATATTTCCGAGCCAAATATCTCTGATAATCGCAGTTTGTTGTGGGATGGAACATGTTTTTTCGATGGGAACCAGAATTTCACAGGTTACATCTCCGACGCAAATATCTGTGATAATCGCAGTTTGTTGTGGGATGGAACATATTTTTTCGATGGCAGCCAGAATTTTACAGGTTGCATCTCTGCCACAAACGGAAATGTTTTATTGCAATTAATAGTAGGTGTGCAAAATTCTGAGATAGCGGCAATAACTCTGATCACGCAGCACGATTTTTGGTTTTTCGACGGTTCCGGTTTGTTTGATGGCAGCCGGGAATTTAATGCTTACGAGACCACAGAAGTATTATAAAGGAGGTGATACCTTGGCTAATGAAGTTATAACAAACTATAGGCGCCAGATACTAGTTCAAGCCAGTTCGGGGGATATACTTTTGCCAGCAATTACACATATGGCATTTGGTGATGGAGGAGTAGACGGCGAAGGGCATCCGATAACACCTTCCGGAGCAGCAACAGCGTTAAATCACGAGTTACTGCGTAAAACAGTTGACGGGCATACCTTCCCGAGCGCTACTACATGTCGTTATGCTTGTACTCTGGAGAAAACGGATTTGGTTGGGCAAGACATAAACGAAATTACTCTGATCGATGCCAACAATGGATTGGTTATGATTAAGACCTTCACATCAAAACCAAAGGACGGGGACATGGTTCTAATTTTTGAAGTTGATGATGAGTTTTAATGAAAGGGGTGAAGTAATTGGCAAACCAACCAATTCATAATCCGAAGGATTATAGTGAAGTTCTATATTCAATAATGACAACAGATCCGGTTAGGGCAGATCTGGTGAACTCAATTCTTGAAAGATTAATTAATAATGATGCCTATCTGAAGGATTACACCGATGCTCAACTGGCCGGCAAGGTCGCGCAGGGCGACTTTAATACACATTTGGCAGAAACTACGCATCAAGGCGGCAAAATATACGCCTACAATAATTTTTGGGGAGGGTTTTAAATGGCAGCAAATACAAGTCCTATATTTCCGCTGACCCCTAAAGTAAGCTGGGGAACTGTAACTACGGCAGATGCCACAGCAAGCAAAAACCATGATGGCACTTCTTCGGGAGCCGTGCTGATCTTTACGGCAGGCGCGAATGGGGCAAGAGTGGATGAAATTTCATTCTTACCGTTAGGCACAAATATAGATTCAGTTTTGCGTATTTTCATTAACAATGGTTCCGATCAGACATCGGCTGCAAACAATAGTTTATACAGAGAATCAACTGCTTCTGCGTCTACGATTGCGGAAATAACGGGGAATACAACTAAAAAAGTATTAGAAGCGGATGAATCTGCATTGGTGTTACCCGCTGGATACCGGCTCTATGCAGTAGTCGGAACGACAGTAGCAGCAGGATTGCAGGTGACAGTTATAGGCGGTGATTATTGATGATTGGACACAGCTTTCCGAGAGCATATGATTTGCGAAAATTGATCCGTAAAGAAGCGGACATAACGTCAACTCCGGAAGTTCCACGAGACGGGCTGTTCGTAGAATATACGATGGATTATATCTCAGGGACAACTATTTATGATACGAATGATACTGATACAAAATATGACGGGACTATAAGCGGGGCAACCATTTGCCAAGGAGCAATAAATAACGGTTTGAGTTTTGATGGAGTTGACGATTACTTATCTGTTGACATCGCGAAGCCTAGTATTTATTCAATTTCGGGTTGGGTATATGGTGCAATCGATGTATACGCTGGATTTGGCAGAAGATCAGGAAATAGTGCTTATAATGGACAGACATGGTTTAGAACACATTGCTGTTTCTATCATAATGGCATATCGCAAGCAAGTGACGAAGAATACAACGCATCCACTGGAGCAAGCGGTTGGAACCACTATGTAATGACCAAAAACGGCACCAGTATTAAAATATGGAAAAACAAAATTCAAACTATAAATGGCACACTCGGAACAGATAGAGATACAAATTTCAGCAATTTTTATGGACCTGGGCAAGAAACTAGCGGTTATCTGTCGTTTAAAATGGATCAGGTTCGTTTTTACAATAAAGCTCTCAGTATGGATGAAATTGAGATACTTTATAACGAGAGAGAGGTGACTTAAATGTTGGTAATTCTCGCCCAAGAAGAAAAAGAGAAATTCCCTAAAAATCAATATTCTTCTGATGGAATATTAATCTCCTCTCCTTCGTTTACCTTTGAATTATTGGCGCAAAACAGGGAAGATTATAGGGTCTGCGGCAAAATAGCCGGGGATTCGGAGGCATTTCTGGCGGCATCGATTTCCTATCAGGAGGTAAGCGACATTCCAGTTGATTTTGAACAAAATTGTCTACCCCCTGAATATGGAGCGTATTTGAATTATCAAAATATTGTTAACGGTAAAGCTCGAAAATATCTCAACGATACCGACTGGAAGGTAATAAGACACCGGGATCAGCTTGCTGCAGGGGCAACAACCAGCCTTACGGATACGGAATACCAGCAACTACTATCTGACAGGCAGACAGTGCGGGATAGCGTTAGTGAACAGTAGACTAATTATGTGCAACAATGGTCGCTCAGAAATGAGTTGCTATTATTCTGGGTGAAGGGAAGAGTTTGGGAGTGAACTTTGAAGAGGTTGCAGAGCGCCGGCTTAACGATCATGCCGAACGCCTCCGGACATTAGAAACATCAGACGCTAGGAAAGGCGTCATGATTGAGCAGTTATGCGCAAAACTGGACAACCTCATAGCTTGGATAAAGGCTATTCTGGTGGCCTGGATAACCGGTATGGGAGGCTTTTTTATCTGGTATGTGCAGAGCTTTAAGAAGTAGGGAAGGAAAGGTGGGAAAATTGAAAATCGGGATAGACCCTGGCCATGGCGGACGGGACCCTGGGGCGGTAAGTCCGGTAAGACCCAGCTTGAACGATCAACTATATACAGAGGAGGCATATGTAACCCTGGCGATTGCAAAGCGACTCCAGGGTATTTTATTAGCCTGTGGGTATGAAGTTATTATAACTCGGACGGACGATACCAATATAAGCTTGAATAGCCGATCAAACGTGCTGAATCAGGCTGGTTGTGACATCGCGATCAGTATCCACCTGAACAGTTCTACTGTCAGCGAGCCCGACTATATAGCCACGTACATCCAAGCAACTGGCGGTCTGGCCGAAAAACTGGCTCAGTGCATTCAGCCCAGATTGGTACAAATCACTGGCTGGCCGGACGGTGGAATACGGGTCTCTAACCTGCATATGACCAGGGAGACATTTATGCCAGCGGTGCTGGTAGAACTCGGATTTGTATCTAATCCGCAGGATGAGATTCAGCTGAATGATCCGGGAGTTCAAGGCAAACTTGCTGCGGCGATTGCGGAAGGCACTATGATTTATGCCGGTGAGCTCCAGCCTTGGCAGCGCAATTTGCTGACCTATGCCGCCGATCCGACAGTCGGTCAAACGGAAATTGCTCGCGCCGGGGAGGTATGGAAAAAAAGAACTGTTGTTGGTGATACTGCTGGGGCTGATGCAGCCCATCAGTGGGCAAATACAATCAGGTGTGTCATAGACCTGATATAAGATAGGGGTGAATAAAGTGAATAGCAAAATCTACAGCCGGTTAAGCAGCCCGGCTTTTTACGTTGCAATTGTGGGAGCTGCCAAACTTGTTACAGATGCATTCGGAGTGAGGTTAATCAGCGATGAACAGGTGAATAGTATTGCCAACGGCTTTGCTGCCCTGTCGACAATAATTGGAGTAGCCATGGGATATGCTGAATAAGTATTGTAATACTTAATAACCCACCGAGAGTAGTTCGGAGAGAGGTTTCAGGAGCCGTATACGGAAAACGTACGTACGGATCTGTGAGAGCAAGAAAAGCAGGACTAATTATCCTGCTTTTCAGCTACTCGATATATTTTCAGCGTGCCCAGCAGAGAATAAATATTCTATTTGGGACATTCAAACCCTGCAACTACAACATTGACTAATTACAGTTTTATTGATAGTATATTCAATGCGTCGGGATGTAGCGTAGCTTGGTAGCATGAATCATGCAACACAAGAACTTCGATTTGATTTCAAAGCAGAGCGTAAAATACCATTATTTAGGCTCAAAAGAGGTCGTATGACCGACAATAATAATCGTGAAAAAAGGAGCCGTAGCCGAAATCAAAGTTTCAGCACAGCCCCTTTTTAATTTCATAACAATTATATTTAATATTGATATTGACAGTATCCTTATAAATTATTTCGTAATAAACTTGACTTGAAAACGCGTATGAAGCAAGAAGGAAATATATTCCTTCCCAGCGCATAAACGAGCTGTTTACTATACTGTTAGTGCTATCACATAATAGGTTCTTCAACAATGTAGTGAACCCCAATAGCCGTTGCCAAGCGGAAAATGTTAAGGTTATTTTAAAAAGCAATCCACTTATGTATAAATAAGGGAAAAATAGTAAGCTGAAAATAGTTGCTCAACTTTAAATAATTAATATAATAACAAGTAGGGAAAGTAGGGGGCTCCCTAAACGACAAGGAGGTTTTGAAAATGGCTATAAACCGACCGCTTGTAGATAATGCAAAAATTATGGCAAAAGGGCAGGTAACGATTCCTAAGGATATACGCGACAAGCTCAAATTAGCTGAGGGGGAAAGAGTGACTTTCATTTGCCAGGGCGATTATGCTATTGTGATGAACTCTGCTCTTTATGCAATGAAAACGCTTCAAAAAGAAATGCAAGGGAAATTTGAAGCTGTGGGAATCAATTCAGACGATGATATAAACGATTTGGTTAAAGAAATACGGCAGGAGATTGAAGGTAGATGAGGATAATGGTTGATACCAATATCATTATTTCGGCTATTCGCAACCCGAATGGAACCCCATTTGCCGCTTATTTTTTGGAATCGGGTATAGAAACCCCTAAAATTGTAACAGCGGCAGAGTTTATTAATGATTTTTAGCAAAAAATATAAGGTATCTATTTTGGGCACAAATTCCATGTTAAAATAAGGGTTCAAGAAGCGGGTTTGCTTTATATTAAATTACTTTTCAGCCACGATGGTTTAGTACGTCGTGGCTATTTTGTTCAACTAGCGTCAGTTATTGATAATGGATCAAAAAGAACTTAGATGGTAATTTTATTGCGATATAAGCAAGAGATTTATTCGGAGGGATAATATTATGCTGCCAGTGAAAAAAAGAGTGGAACTGGATGGTAGAATTGCAATTGGAGAGGTGTTAACAATGTATAGGCATCAGTATGATCTGCTATACTTATCTTGGCAATAA